GGCCTTTCAGCCACTGGAACTTTCTTGATGAAGCTCGAGTGCTTGAAAGCAACATGCTCACAAGCTGCGATGACAGGACCAAAGTGGACTTTGGCCTCATCAGTCGGGGCTTGAATGGTGCGTGCATGCTTGTACTCTGGGTAGTTTTCACTCTTGACAAAACTCTTGAACTCGTAGAGTTTCTTCGGGAGTGACCCTGGCGCGAAGCGCTCACAGGCGCGCAATTCTTCCTGCTTCCAAGCCGGATAATTGCTGCCCGATAGCCAGGTCTCTACGGATAAATCAAGATCTGGCTCTAGCGGAGTGAACGTCTTTTTAACGAGCTCTCTCACGAAGTCGCGAGCTTCCAAGAGTGCTCGGGGCATGGGCTCAGGGAGCTGAGCACACACCCGCTTGGCCAAACCAGCGGCAACAGTAGGACCATGGGACGTGTCGGGATGTGGCATGGACATTCCCGTGACTTGAACACCAAGTGCGACTTGAACCGGCTGACGCATATCCACGTCAGCATAGGGTCGCATGTTGATGTGCGCATCAGAACGGACTTCGGGCAGGTCAGGAAGAACAACCTCTCCGAAACGGTATCCGTATAACACACGTGGCCCACACGTTGGCCGGCCTAGAAACCCGAAGGTTTCCTCTGTTCTCTCACCTTCCGACGGGCATTGATAATTTCCCAAGCTACGAAAGTGGAATTACCATGGAAGTCGGTGAGAGACAGGCGCTCTGGGATGTTGAACAAATCCAGAGCTCTTCCCGCCTCCTGTATGCGCTTCACTTGATCTGCAGCTGACAACTGAGGGAGATCAACACGGTGGCTCAAACAGCACAACAGATGGCCTATGTCCAGCGAGACAGAGTCACTGCGGGGCACTTCCAATCTTAGGAGAAGGTGTAGGAACCACAACTTGTGAGTACGGATGATGACACAGGTTCCGACTCGTGAAGGCATGAGGAGGGGGGTAGAACGCGCACTGGCCACACGGTGATCTTTGGTCTTCTCCGTGAGGTCTGTGAGGCGGAATTTGTAATGCACTACCGCTTGCCAGAGTCCGCACTTGGCAAGGATGTAGGACGCAGTGCAGTTCGTGGCACAAGTCACATAGACTAAGATGAGCCACCACCGGGTTGAAGTCAAGAGCTGGTCCACCCACTTCACAAGCACGAAGAACGCACTTTCCCAGTCAATCAGCGAAATATCCTCAGCTAGAGGCTGAAGGAAATACTTCGAGAAGAGTTGCCACTCGCTGAGCTGATCAGGCTCAGAGAGCGCCCACCACAGAACATCTACTACCCGACCTGCTAAATACAGAATGAGGAGGAAGACAACCAAGTTCTTGACAGAGGCGTAATGCAGCGTCTGGCTAGCCAGCCACCGCCTCACGGTCAAGGAGACTTGGGTGTAGTAGGCCCAGCGCCGCAAGTAACGATCCAGCCGGTAAAGGAAATACACGGTAGACAGGACCACAACCACGACGCTGGTGTAGAGGAACACGGTACTCAACAATCCTTCAAATTGCCAGTAACCGCCCCTCATCCAGCAAGGAAGCCAGACTCGGGTGTTGTTAGGGAGCATCGCCAGCCACCTGTATGAGCAAAGGTCCAAAGTGCCAGTTCGGAGGGCCCAGTACTCATCGTAGTGTGCTCTGAATCCCACGTACTTGAGCTCAAGTATTCGGCGTAGGAGACGAGCGGGCTCTAGGGAGCCTCTCAACTGAATCAGGAACCAAGCACAAATCCAGAGCCACACAGTGCGGAACAAAGGTGGACTCTCGACATCGTACGTGATGGTCTCCTCCTTAAGACCTAGACCCACCACTGAATCAGAGTTCAGCGGGGGGGCAGGAGGGACCCAGAGAATCAGTTCGAGGGGATCACGGGTGACAGAAAGCTCCCTGTCAAGGGCTTCGCGCTCGACTAAATCTAACGCTATGGCCTCCAATTCCTCGCGGGCTTCAACAAGCTCAGCAGCCGCTTGCTGCATATCCGCAGCAGCATCTCTTGCTCCAGCCGCCTCCTCGTCCAGCTGTTGCACCGCTTGGGCGACAACAGCATTAGAGGTGTTGGCTCGGGAGGCTGACCGATCAGCTCTCCGCTTCGCTTGTGAAGGGCGAGGTCCCTGAGGCGGACCCTTCTTCCCCGCAGCGGGCTTGGCAACTCCAGGAGCCTGCGGGGGCGGAACTTTAGCCGTTCCTGGCTTTTGCCCACCCTGCTTAACGTTCCCGGGTGTGGGCTTCTTCTCCGGCTTAGGCGCGACATAGCGCGGCTCAGTGGGAACCGGAGGTGGGGCGCCTCCTCGCGCAACGGTCACTGTATACTTGTGATCCGCAGGCACTGGAGGGGGTACTCCGCCTCTGAGGATGGGTGCGCTGCTGTACAGCGGGGACACCGCAACACTCTCGGAGGAGGTCGCGATCGGCTCTGCCCTCGCAGGCGCCGATGCTATCTCAACGTTGACGGACTGTTGAGACGACGAGCTAGACGAGCTCGCCTGTTTCCAAGCGGGAACTGGTGGCTTGGACCCACCCGTCTGCTGAGCAGACGCGACTTTATCTTGTGAATGGGCAGTAGTCTTCTGGCCCGGGGCGAGGGTTTGGG